GGGTCAGTTTAGCCTGATGTTTGTCCTTGGAAGAGAATTTTAAGGTTGAATTGAGGTGACTCAAGGTCTATAACTTGATTATTGTTAAAGACTATAGCATGCATGCGCATTCGAGGAGCTAGAGAGAATGAGTCGACAGTATTCCATTCGCCTGTGCGTGACTTGATTGTAAGGTTGGATTTACGAGAGAATGAAAACCTATTAGCCGTTTGATCAGATAGTATAGTAGTGCCAGAGGGTGCTACACTAGAGATAGGTAAGGTAGTTATTCTTTTATAGTAATGGATATTCCAACGTTTCTTGTTCATGAGGCACATGCCATCATAAAGTGTATAATCAGTATTCAGCTGTAGACCTTGGCAAGCAGGATGTGCAGCACCACCAGTTTCATTGACTACCTTTTGGTTCTTAGGACTCACAAAGAAGACAGTACAGTTAATAGGAGCTGGCTCAGTATGACTGTTAATCCTAAAATCGACTTTATAGTTAATACCACGGTAATTACCGCCTCGTTCCTCACCGGGAGTGTTAAAAACGCCAGTCCATTGAGTAGGCAACACAAGGGGCCACATAGCGAATGGGGTACCTAGATTTCCAGTAGCATTATATACATACATAGTCTTGTACGTATTACCACGTACAGTCTTAGCTAAAGAATTTACTTTCTGGTTTATCGCGAGTATCTGATTCTTCTGATTAGATGACGTGCCAGGCTTGTAACGTATCTTAGAATTCGACGTATGAGCAGTTTTCTTTCTACCTCTGGAGCGTGAATAGGTTCGACGGCCATATGCCATGATGTGTTATATACGTATTATATATAATAATTTACGTAAAAAAACGTATTTTAATTTCTAGGATTTACGTAAGAAAAGAGATGAGCGCGATCTATATTTTCGATTTTACACTTAAAGCGGATGGAATCCAGTTTGATGAAGTAATCATAGCACTACGTAAGATCTGTAAGAAGTTTACATTTCAGTTGGAGGAAGGAAAGGAAGAATATAGGCATTATCAAGGTCGAATAAGCTTGAAAACCAAATTAAGACTTAATCAGATGATTAAAGTACAACCCTGGATTAACCATGCACACTTCACATGCACTAGCGCCGAAGGCGCACAGGATGTAGAATATGTAACTAAGGAAGAATCAAGGATTGCTGGGCCATGGAACGAGAAGACGCACACCTTTATACCAAAGCATGTCGCGAATATCAAATTAAAACCCTGGCAGAGTTCTGTAATTGAATTGTGTAAAACATATGAAAAACGTAAAATTTACGTAATAATAGATAAAAGTGGGAATATTGGAAAAAGTACATTATGTACATATATTAGATGTCATGGATTAGGGAGGATAATACCACCACTTAATGACGCCAAAGACATCATGCAGATGGTCTGTTGTATGGGAGAGAGTCCAGCATACTTAATCGATATGCCTAGGGCACTCGAAAAGAAGAAACTCAATCAAATGTACACAGCCATTGAGACCATAAAGAGCGGTTATGCGTATGATACCCGCTACAAATTTACTGAAAAAATATTTAATATACCCAACTTAATAGTGTTTACTAATGTAGTCCCTGACCTAAAGCTACTATCAATAGATAGATGGGAATTATTGACGGTGATCGATGATCACCTGGACAACTTTCTAGACGAGACAGAGTCTCTGTAACAATGATAAATATATATATATATTTATTGAGAAAGTTGGAACAATTGGCACAAATACGTAAATACGTAAATGGCCGGAAACCTACAAATGAATTTTAAGCCCTCATGGACCGCCACGCTGATTTCTCGGAGCCTGTACCAGGCTCTTATCGAGAGAATCTCCATTTCGGACAAAATTAATTTGTAGTTTTCTAGAACCGGCGGAACATATTTACGTATTTACGTATTTGCTAAGTTCCTTGTGTATTGTTAGATCAGGGTCAGTTTAGCCTGATGTTTGTCCTTGGAAGAGAATTTTAAGGTTGAATTGAGGTGACTCAAGGTCTATAACTTGATTATTGTTAAAGACTATAGCATGCATGCGCATTCGAGGAGCTA